GTTGAGCTGGCGTCCGATGCGATGCTCGACGTTGTAGTACCTCGCGCGCGTTTCGCCAACTAGGCTTGCGCGCTCCAGGTACATGGCGCACACCTCCAGCCAGTCTGCGGCGTACCAATCATCGTCCTCACATATTACAAGCCGATCTGTCGGGCTGACCCGATCCAGCCCTGCCAGCAGGTTGCGCGCCTGCGTGTTCATGCCTGGCCGCCAAAATGGCGCCGGGCGGACAACATCAAGCACCCACCCGGGGCGCTCAAACGTGATGGGCTGCGGAAACTCGCCATCGTCAACGATGATCCAGCGCACGGGCCGATCATAGGTCTGCCGGAGCATCATGCGCTCCAGCATGGCGAAGGCTTCCGGTCGGCAGCCCGTGGCGGTGAGCAGGGTCAGCATTTGCCTGACACCCATCGCTTGATCCGCTGACATAGGGTCGGACAAAAGACGACCGCATCGGACATCAAATCGGCTGGCGGTTTGACCATTACCGTGATTCTCGCCCTCCAAACGTCATTTACGTCCGCTGTAAGCTCTATCTTCGTGACGCCAGAAAATCTGACATCGCCGACAAAAACTTTAGTCCCTTGCGTCATCGTTGCCCCGTCAATCCGATCGCTCGGCACAACGATCCTTGCATAAGCCGTTTTCTCAGTCATGGCAAAATTTCCTATGTTGACCGCTTGGCGACGGCAAAGGTATGCATCGGAAGAGCCCGCTTGTGGATGGCCCCCTCGCCGTGATCGTCTAGAATGAGGTTCACTTCGCCGGCGTACTCGCACCGGATATCGACAAAGCCGGCGTCCTCTAGGAGTAGCTTCAACCCGCTGCACGAGTAGCGCCAGTAGTCGTCCGGGAAACCATGCTCAGGGAAGGCGAAGAGGGTCGTGAAAATGGCCATTCCTCCGGGCTGCATGACGCGCAGCAGCTCGGGCAGGGCCAGCCACGGGCGGGCCACATGCTCAAGCACCTCGGAACACAGGACGCCAGAGAAGTGACCGCCCCATGCGTCCGGTAAAGCATGCATATCGGCCACTTGATCAACGCCGTGTCCTGGCTGCATGTCAATACCTAGCCACCGGCCTTGAGCAAGGTCACGATTCACGAGCCACCAGCACGATGGATCGTGAAGCCGTGACCCGACCTCAAGCACATCATCGCCCAAGCCTGAAGCGTGACGCTCGATGTAGTGGCGGATTCGCCCGCGCACCGACGTCATTGGCATCGTTCTAGGCGAGGTGTTCTTCAAGGGCCCCCCTCTCAAACATGGTGAGCGCCGTATGCCGGCTGCAGTTGATGATATGCGTGGCACCGTCCCATTTGTCCGCCAGTCGTTTGAATTGCGCGGGCCATCGCGGCATGGACCCCGCGTCCCCGAGTCCGCGCGGGTGCGAGCCGTGCCAGTGGCTCAGGCCATTGGTCTTTTGGCAGTCATAGCCCAGCATGATGATCTTAGACGCGCCCAGCGCAGCAGCGTACGCCACGCAACCCGCGCCGCTGTTGCCCATGGGCGACCAATCGCAGCCCAGCTTGCCCACGGTCACGGTCCCGTGACGCTTGGCCATGTTGGACGATGTCAGCTTGGCCCCAGTGAAGACCTCGCGAACCTCTTCGATGTGCTTGTCCCACCACTGAACGTCCATCGCAAAAATGGCGTCAGCCCATGGCGCGATGCGAAACGTGGTGTTCGCTACGATGACTGGTCGTTCCTCGGTCGGCCCCGCTTGCGCTTTCCAAGCCCGGACTCGCTCGACGTCGTCTGCGGTAAGGCTTGGGCCACTGGCAATGCAGACGACTGTTGCGCCATGCCAGCGGCCCCCAAAGGGTTTCCCGGCGTCGCCGGGCTTGAGTGGATGACCTTGGTCTGATAATGCTCGACGAAGCCGCGCCGCACGAATTCGCGCGCCTGGGCCTCGGGAAGATCGACCACTTGACCTGCGTGAAGCGTGCCAAGCCGGTCGTGGATCAGCGTCCGCGCTTTGATCGTGACTTTCATTTGCCGTTCCTAAAAAAAGCCCCGGGGGAGTGCCCCGGGGCTGATTCTACCTCTTCCGCTCGCCGCTTAGGCCGTCCAATTGCCGTAATAGATCCCAGCAGGGCGGTCGCAAGCCAGACCAAGACGCTCTTCTGCACGCACCGTAACCAAGTTTTTGGTGAAATCGTCGTTGATGTAGCCCATCTCGATCACCGCACTGGCGCGCTGATAGAGGAGTGCCGAGTCCGACAGGCGGGCGACGATGACCTTGCCAGCAGCCAGGTACGGAGTCGGCACGATGGTCAGTCCAAACGGGTTGGCGTTGGCGCTTGTGCCCGGGGTGCCGTAGAGATACGTGCCCGAGTTGGTGCCTTCGCGCAGGCGCTCCAGCGCGCCCCAATCAGCCGGGTTGACGTACACGGTGTCCGGTGCATTGCCTGCAGCCCACATCGTCCACTTGATGCGGTTGATGGCGTCGATCAGGTTGTCATCAGACGTCGCGGTGTAGGCCGTGGAGTTGCCCGAATCAGTGAAGCCGGACAGGTTCGGGCTAGTGCCGTTGCCGTTCACTAACTGGTTATCGATACGCTGAGCAAGGCCGTCGCGCAGGCGTACTTCGATGTACGCCGCCGTTGCCGGCGCGTCGGCAAGCAGCTGATTGCTCATCTTGATCCAGTGAGCGACGGTACGGACCGGCACGTCGTACTGCTCGAACGTGATGTCCGATTCCCGCTTGGCGGCGCCCTCGGAAACCTCAGCAGCCGAGTTAGTCCATGACAGTTCGCGCAGCGATTCGACCGAATTGGTCGAGACCGGGATCACGCGCAGCGTCTCGCGCACCGTGGTCGGCACGAATGAACCAGGGATCATGCCAGGCCGCTGAAACGGGAAGGTCGTTCCGGCACCGTTGACAACTGTGTTCTTGACCTCGGCGCGGGCGCTCTTTGTATGGCCAGCGGCCAGGGCCTTGAACTCCTGCGTCTCGACAAACTGTGCGAAGGCTGACTTCTGGGCCTGCGCAGCGGCGGAGCCATGAGTCTCGGCGGCCTGCATTTTTTGCGACAGTTCGCGGAGATTGTCATTCACCTGCTTAAACTGTTCGGTGACGCGCTTGACCTCGTCGCGCGCCTCGTTGGCGACCTTGCCGTTTTCAGCGAGCTGGCCGTGGTATTTTTCGATGGCCGAGTCAACGGCCTTTAAATGGGCGTCCAGCATGGGCTGGAGGGCGTTGGTATCCATGGTGTTACCTCGTGCGGAGTGAGTGGGTGTGAAGCGTGAGCGCCGCGATTAATGCGGCTGATTGGTTGCTGGGGGGGGCTTCGACCACGCCATCGCGGCGGGACACGGATTTGATGCGGCTCACCAGCGCGGTCGCATCGTCACGGCTCAGACCCACTGCATCACGCAGCCAGCCTTCGACAGCTTTCAAGGATTCCAGCTCGTTGATGACCGACTTCATGCCGGTAATCCGAGCGCCGAGATCAGCAGGGTCTTCAACGACGCTGATCTCTACCAGTTCGATTTCGCGTAGTTCGCGACCTCCTTCGGGCAGATCGCGGGCGGACTTCGGGTGGTACCCGATCGACATTCCAGTCACCGCCCCATGCGTCATGGACGCGTAGACATCCTTGGCGACCGAGTGGCCGGGGGTCAGCTCGCCCTTGACGTACAAGCCCTTTTCGTCCTCGTACATCTCGGTCCACTTGCCAATTACCGGGCCAAAGTGATTCCAGCGCATGCGGATCTGGCGGTCGCCAGCCTTGCGCCTTAAAGTCTTTTTATAAGCACCGGGGACAATGGTGTCCCCGTAGCTATCTACGCTATTAAAAATCGAGGCGTAGCCCTCGAATCGACCTTCGCCGCCAAACTTGAGCTCCAGAATATTAATTGATTCTAGCTTACGCTCCATGATCTGCCGCCCATGCGCCAAGACTTTGGCGCGTCGCCGATATTATAGCGTCAAAAATTTGGCGTGCAATAGCTATTGTTTAGCTGTTTTTTCGGGACCGTAGAGCGATCCAGCCATACTTAAAGGTACCATCGCCCCCTGAACCAGTAGATTATCCGCACCATCGGCTGGAGGCAGTCCCTCCATTTTGCGCGCTTCGGATGGTTTTAGGACGCCGTTATTAATTCCGACTGCGTAGGCGTCCATCCTGGCTCTGAGATCCGCGCGTAGCAGGGCGTCAAAGTCGAACTCGATCTCAATCTGCCCGCGATCTGCTAAAGTCAGCAGGTTGACCATCGCGGACAGCTCAACCTTTTCGAGAATCGGCCGCATGGTCAGTTTATAGAACCCCTCAATGATGGTCTGGATTCCAGACCCCCATGTCGTCCCACTGGTGTGGTTTACCATAACCGATGGAACGCCGTACCACCTGCAAATTTCGTCGATTTGGAAGCCACGGCTTGCTAATAGCTCGATGTCCTGCGGCGAGAGGCTGACCTGCTGGAATTTGGCACCGGACTCCAGCACGAAGAGGCGCTCCTCGTCCCCCACGGTCAGCCCGTTAAAGTTTGCTCGCACCATGTCGCGCTGCTCTGTCGTCAGCAACCTGTCGATCATCAGTACGCCGCTGGGCTTGCCACCGTTGGCGTAGATTTTACGGACGGACGACTCCGCCCCGCGCGCGATGTTCAGGGTGCCGCGCTGGTAGTCCAGCACCGACAGGCCAACGATGCCGTTCCCCATCAGCTTGATATGCCAGATGGACGATGATGCATAGACCCGGACGCTCGCCTCGTTGGTGTACTCGTAGACCACCGCGCCATCAGGCATCAGTCGGGTTTGCATTTGGGCCGACATCAGCGGCATCAGGGACACGATTTGGCCGCCCAGCCGCTCGATGGCCACGTAGGCGTTGCCGGTCACAACCAGGTTCAAGATCACCGTCTCAAAAAACTCGATCCGGTTTTGGTAGCGGTTGACCATGCCGGAAAACAACGCATGAAGCGGGTGATCGGTCGCTAAGGTACGCCCAGACGGGGTGACGCGGTAGACGCCTAGAGGCAGCGAGGCGACCGTCTCCGCCAAAAGTTTGACGCACGCCCAAACCGCAGACAGCTGCATTGCAGAATCAAAGCCGACCGGTGGGCTGGCGGAGGTGTCGTAGACGCCGGGGCCCGGGAGCTGGTACCCCTGATACCGGACCGGCCCGCTACCAAAGATCCACGATGTAAAAGCCCGGAACCAATTCATTACGCCCTCACTGGGTTGGCCAGCCACGAATCGAAGCCGGCTCCATCATCCTGCTGCTGGAGGGCGCGGCCCATTGCCATTATCATAGCAACCGCCCCATCGATCTTGCAAAAAGGGTCCGCAGGGTTATCTTTTACTGGGTACACGTTATCTTTGGCGTCAATCCTAGCGGCCACGTTCCCTACCATCATCGTCATCATCGGGTTCCCGTCGTGCCAAAGGGTGCGGGACAGGACCCGGGCCTCGCACTCTTTCATTGGCTCCGACATATTTCGTATGGTCTGCGCAAACTCGCAAACCGGGAGTGAGCTGTTCATCAGCCGGCTAATCATGTAGTTAGCCTGCCAGTCATCGAAGGCGATATCCTGGACATCGGCATGCTTGCTGATCCGCGTGATCTCATCCTCGATAAAGGCGTAGTCGGTCATCGTGCCCGGGGTCAGGGTCAGGTGCCCGCTCGTCGCGAACTCCCGCCATTTCTCGTTCTCTTCCGCCGCAGCCTCGGGGGCATAGAAGAAGGGCAGGACGTAGTACTCGCCCCCCTTCCGGAAGAGGGCGACCAAGGCCGCGACGTCCTTTTTGCTGGCCAAGTCGCAGGCCAGCCAGCAGGGGCAGCCCGCGAAGTCAGCCAGGGTGTACCTCTTCTGCTGGCGCTGCCACGCCAGCATATTCATCCATACTGATCGTGCGCCGACCCATTGGTTCAGGTGCTTGGTCCGAAAGGCGTTCTGCTTGGTGGCCGAACGCTTGGCCTGCTCAAGCTGGGACAGAAGAAAGTCAGGGAACACCGACACCCCATAGAGGGGGTTCGCTTTGATCAGCGTATCCGGATCCGCCCAGTCGTCCTCGGGGTCGGCGCCGTGGATCATCGCGAACACCGTCTCGTCCTTGGCCGTCCCCTCCAAGATGCGCTCCATGTCCCTGCGCATGGTGTAGCACGGCCCCGACAAGTTCGTGCCTGCCGTGGTGATGATGCACAAGAGTGGCTGCTGGCGCGCGCCCATGCCGGTCTGCATGGCGTCGACCATGTGGTCGGTGTCGTGTTCGTGGTACTCGTCAATCAGCGCCGCGTGCGGACTGGAACCGTCACCCGGCTTGCCGATCATGGTCTCAAACTTGGACATGTCATCCATGACGTACATGGGGCCGGGGTTCTTGGGGTTGCCCGCCAACTGCACGCCGAACCGGTCACGCATGCCCGGGAGCTTGTGGGCCATCTGCCACGCCGGGCGGTAGATCTCATAGGCCTGCTTCTCGCTAGTCGCCCCGCTATACACCTCCGCCCCAGGCTCGCCATCAGCGCAGAATAAGTACAGCCCGCGCGCCGCCATCTTGGCCGACTTGCCGTTTTTGCGTGGCACTTCCTCATAGGCGATTCTGAAACGCCGTAGTCCGGTGTCCTTGTGCAGCCATCCGAAGATGTTGGCCTCAACAAAGACCTGTGAAGGGTGGAGGGCCAAATTGGATCGGTCAGCCGCCCATTTACCCTTCGTGTGTGGCATCAGCTCCATGAACCGGATGGCCCGGTCCGCCTTTGCCTCGTCAAACACGTATGGCCAGCCAGCTGAACCCACCCGGGCAAGGTCATCCAAGAACCGCTGGCAGGCCAGACGCGCCAGTTTGCCCGCCGGGATCGTTCCCCCGACCACGGCCTTGGCGTACTTGGTGGCGGTTGCGAGGGCACCCATGGGTCAGAAGTCAGAGAAGGGGTCCGCCTTTTCTTCCTTGGGCTTGGGCGTGGCCAGGCGGAGGCGGTCAAGCGGGTTGCCACCCAGCTTGCCGAGGGCGGTCATCAGCACCGAGAAGCGGGCCGACTGGAAGGCGCGCGGGTCTTCACGGAACTCTGCCATCAGCTCGCACGTGCCCTCAAGGCTCAGCCGGTCTGCCGCCATCAAGAGGTGGGCCGGCATGTAGGTCGAAATCTCAAACCAGACCGTCTTCGCCCCCGCCGATAAATGGGCGGGCGCGTCCCCAAGCGGGCCGGTCGGGTCCACGTAATCCTTGCGGTACCGGGCCGGGTTCTTGGCAGCGGCGCCGGTCAGCTTGGCGGTCTCTGGGTGCAGGGCAGCGGTCATGTCGTCAACTTTTTGGCAGTAGTGGCGTCAATATTTTGACGCATAGGGTCAAATGCACCGACTGTGGGCATAAAATATGCCG